GAAGGCGAACTTCTACAAGAACATAATTGCAAACTAGGGCTGGCTAATATAGCCCTAAGTAGTGGGTAATTGCGTGGCATTTTCCCTGGATTCGTACGAACCCGGATCCTTGAGTCAATCCTTGGCCCAAGGCAAGGAGAATGCGGCTGAGCGTGGCGAAACGCCTGCAAGCTTTGGCTATGACCAAGGGTCTGCCTCGAAATACCCTGGCCCGGAATTTGGAAAACAGCGTTTTGCAGGCGACGTTTTCAAAGGATTGGGCGTAGAAGGCGTGTTCGGCCAAATGTCGAACGACAGACAGAACGTTCAGGCCCAAAACAACCTGCAGTTGTTCATGAGCCAGTACACGAATGGGCTGTTCTCGCCTATTCCTCCAGCCCCGCCGACGGATCAGATGGCATGAGACTCGCAGGTAACGCTCTGAAAGCGATTGGCAACGCGCTGAAGTTCGTAAAACCCACAACCAGTGGCGAAGCGTTGATGCGTTTCGGCCCTGAGTTGCTGT